TTTATTTTTTAAATATTTTTATTTAAGCAGAGGAGGAGGAGGTCTCGACCTTAACAGCCTTGGCAAAGTGAGGAGACATATATCTTTGGAGATTAAAATAAGTCAACTCATCGGTCTTCTTGAGCTTCAAAAGGGCAGCAAGCTTGGAGTCAGGGTTAATCTTGCGACCATTTTGGGTATCTTGAAGATTGTGAGTACGGATGTACTTGTTGATATCACGTGTGACCTCAGTACGAGCCATCTCGGATCCAGAAGGCTTCTCAAGGAACTTGGCAAGCTCATCGGAAATACGAGTGGGCTTTACAAATCCAGAAGGAGCACGGCTTCCAGCATTTCTCTTTCTTCTGCTAGATTGCTTTTGAGCAACCTTGAGCTCGCGAGTCCACTTCTTCTCAAGAGTTCTGTACTCAGTCTTCAATGTGGAGATAATGACACCAAGTTGTTGGAGCTTGGCAAGAAACTCAACAGATTGATCAGCAAGAGAAATCTCACCATCAACAGCAACAGCAGGTACATCATCCACATGAGCAGGGGCAGCAGAAACAGGAACAGAAACCACAGGAGCAGGGGCAGCAGAAACAGCCTCGGCCTTAGGAGCCTTAGGCTTCTTCACTTTCTTATCAACAACTGCTGGAGTAGCAGATTCAACAACAATAGGAGCAGGAGCGGGAGTAGAAGCTTGTTCAGCATCAGAAGTTTTGGTAGTCTTAGTTCTAGCCATCTTATTATACTATACCTTAATAAATACTTTTTAAGTGATTTAACGCAAATAATATATATTGTTATGATAATATGGTAATATCATAATAATAGACAATTAATTAAAAATAATTAAAAATAATTAAAAATTTATTAAAAATTTATTAAAAATAATTTACAGATTGAAAAAGCCAGGGTAGGGATGTTGCAGCATCTGGATTTACTAAAGTTAATGCACCAAGTACATAATAAGCTCCTAAAGATTTACTATCTTTATCTATACCACTATTTACTAATTTTTCTAATACTTCTAATACAACTTTTCTTATATTATTTATATTAGACTCTGTTTGAATATATATAATGCTTAAATTCCTAAATGGATCTCCATTTGGTTGACAAATATTCTGTTTTATATTCATTGGCAATTGAGCTCTATAATTCCAAATATCACAGAGTTCTCTTATTAATTTTATTATTTGAGTTCTATTCAAAGAGAGAAACCATTGTGGATTACTATAATTTCCTAAAGAATCTATATTTTGAAACAATGATAGAGTTCTCAATTCAATTACTTTTTCTGAGGACATATTTTGTGTATCATCTTCCAAATTTAAAACAACTTGAATTTTTAAAACCTTGCTTAATTTTATTATTGTTTTTACATTATTTAAAATATATTCTGGTATCAAACTACGATTATAAGGATTCTTTATTGTATTTCCACCTTTAGAAATTAAATTAAAGAGAGAAGTTATATCAAAACCATAAATAAATTGATCTTCATCCTTGTAGCTTATAAATTGATGAAAATTAATTTCTTCAATTGGTTCCATTGTTACAAAATCTGTACTATTTGTACATAATTTACGATTTATTGAAGCTGGACCATGTAATCTTTTATATTTGTTTACTATAAACCCTCTAAAAAATTTTTGAATTTTAATTATATGTGACGATAAATAAAGATACGAAAAAATTCTTGATATTAGTTCATTTTTATTTCCACTAATTTTTAATTTATATTTTTTTGCAATTGTTTTTAATTGTGAAACATTATAGTTATATTTTGTAATGTCATTATAGTTTTGTATTGTTGGAATAACAATATTTTCATCATTTACTTTTATTTGTCTTTTGTTATTTATCATTTTGTTTTCACTCTTTAAAAAAATTTTATTAATATATTCATCTACATTATTGTTATTGATATTATTAGTATTTTTAATTACCATATTTATATATTATATATATTTTCTTTTTGAATAGTTTTCTTTTATTAAATTAAAAATAATTGCTTATCATAAAAGGTTTGATGTTTTAAAAACTAGACCATAATTACATTTATATTTAAAAAAAAAATTGATTTAAAGATAAACCAATTATATAAAGTATACTAATACAAAATGACTGACGCTATTATCGACGGAACTAATATTAATACTGGAGTATTTTCATACTCTGCTCCTAAGGCACATACCTCTGGAGGAAAAGTAGTAAATTTATATAATAAAAATGTTAGAGAATCTCTTACGATATCTACACCATTAATTTTAACTTGGGGAGCACAAGAAGGCAAGGATACTGCTGGTAATTTAACTGGAAAGTGGACTATGTCACTTCAATTTCCAAATTCTGATTACTCAACTCCTGATGCCGAGGCTTTCTTGAGATCTATGCGTACTTTGGAGGCCAAGGTTAAGGCAGATGCTATGACTTATTCTAAGGAGTGGTTTGGAAAGAATATTACAAGTGCGGAAGTAATGGATGAGAAATTTAATGTTATGCTTAGACATCCAAAGAAGGAAAAGGGAAGCGCTGAAATGGATGAGACCAAGCCTCCAACTCTAACTGTTAAGATTCCTTGTTGGAAGGGAGTTTGGCAGCCTGAGATTTATGATGAAGAGGGAAATCCTTTGTTTCTTAAGGGTAAAGGTCCTTCTCATTTGTCTCCTCTTGATTTCTTGAAGCCTAAGACTCATGTTATCTGTTTAATTCAGTGTGGTGGACTATGGTTTGTAAATGGTAAGGTTTCTATTACTTGGAATTTGAAGCAGGCAATTGTACAAAGACCAAAGACTTCTTCTATTGCTGAAGGTACTTGCTTCTTGAGACCTAAGGCTTCTGATGTTCAAAAATTAAAGTCATTGCCTCCTCCTGATAGTGATGATGTTGATCCAGATGGAGCAGTAAGCAGTACTATTGTGGAGGATAGTGATGACGAGCGTGAAATTCCTACTCCTAAGGTTGTTGAAGAACCAGTAGTTGTAGCTCCTCCTGTTGTAGTTACACCAGTAGAGCAAGTTGTACAACCTGTTGCTGTAAGTGCTGCTACTACTGATGAGCCAAAGAAAAAGCGAGTTGTTACAAAGAAGAAGGAATAAATAATAATCAGAAATTTCTTGTTATAAAAATTTAGGTTTCAAAATAAAATATAAAAATTTTTTTATCAAATATAAAAATAAAATACTTATTGAAATAAATAATTTAAATTATGTATTAAATATTAATTAATTAATATTTAATATGACTAATAAAGTTACATTGAATACATTATTAAATTTTGTTCCTCAAGATGAAAACGAATGTGAAATTTTTGATGTAAATAAAAGTGTTTTAACAAAATATTTAAATGATACAAAAGAATCATGGAGTAAAGGTAAATTTTATTTAGGTGGTCAAATACGAATGGAGACAAATGAAGAAATTACATTTTTAAAAATTAATAATGTCAAAAAAATAAATGAACAAAAAATGATTGATGATGGTTATTGTAATAGTTGGGAAATGGCATCTGTATCTGCGGCTCAAAGACAACTAAATGAAATGGAAATCATTTTAAAAAAATATCAAGAAATTTATAAGTTGCGTATAACAAATATATTGTGTGCAACAATTTTGAAACATGATTTGTGTAAATTAATTATTAAATACTTGTTTTAAATTTATAAAAAAAGATTTATAATTTTATTTTAATAAATACTAAAATATATTATTTATTAAACCATAATAATCTTAACAATAATATCTGCTTTTTCAGAAACATTATAAATGTCTTCTTCGTTATTTTTTGATAAACCTTGGTTTTTAATTCTATAATATTGTTCTCTCTTCATTAACAATTCAGAAACAAAAATAACAAATGATTTGTCTCCAATTATTATATTTATACTTGAATTATTTAAAATCAAATTAGGCAAGTCTGTTTGTAAATTTATTTTTTTTTCAATGTAAATATTATTATCATCATCTATTTTAATATATTCAGGTAGCTCAGGTTCACATAATACAATTATTTCATTTCCAGAATTATCAAAATAAACTTCATTATACCATAATGGTACTAAAAATAATTCATTATTAACATATAATTTGTATAAATTATTATTTAATAAATCATTTATATTTGGATTTAATTTATATATTTCAACATTGTTATACTTTTGTATAACAATTTCTTTAATCTCATCTAAAATGTCCTGGCTTAAATGAAATATATTTTTGTATTTAGAGAGAAAAAGATAAACATTAATTAAATTTTCTTTGTCTAGACCTTCAAAGAGTTTTAATGATATTTTTTTATATCCAATTACAATGTCTTTTACAATATTTAAAAATAATTCATTATATTTTCCATCTAATATTTCTTTCATAAATAATTGTAAAATATTATAATAAATAGATGAATGTAAATCATTATTTTCTTCATTAAAATCATCGGGTGTAATATTTTTTATTTCTCTCTTTAAATAATCATATGCTTCATTTATTTGTTTGAATTTTTCATTTGACTCGGGAGTATTTCCATTTTTATCTGGATGATTTTGAAGAGCCAATTTATGATATTTTTTTTTAATAAATTCAATTGTTATGTCTTTATAATCCGTTTTATTTATATCTATTTCTAAAATTTCTAATGCTAATTTATAGTCCATTTTGAATACATTATATAAAATATAAACTTTAAATGATAAAAAAATATAAAATATAAAAGATTACTATCAGTTTTATATATATTTGACATTTTTATAAAAAAATTGAAAAATCTTTATTATTTGTACTTAAATTATAATTAATATAATATATTCAAAATGTATTCAAAAATGTATTCTAATATGTATTTAAAATATAAAAATAAATATTCAAATAAACATCCTAATAAATATAAACCTACAATCATTAGACGTGTAATTCCATTTGGTGCGGATTTATCACCTATTTTAGGTAAGCGTAATTATAATAATACTTTTGGTCAACACACATTTGAAGATAATAGATATAATCAACATATTGACTCAAACTATTTTGTAAATAAAATTGGACACAATGTAGAAATAAAATAAAAAATAAAAAAGAAATTCTTTTACACCTTTTCTCATTTCAAACGCCCATTTTATAAATAAATTATTTTTCTAATTTTTTTAATCGTTTATCAAAACCATCTATTTTATCCATCATTTCTTTATGTCTAATAATAGGTAATATATAATAATTATATATTGGAATACCAGTAGCAGCAATTATTGTAATACCGCTAATAATACTAATAAACATTTTTTCTTTCATTTGATAATTCTAATAGCAAATTTGTTTTTAAATATATTATAATATTTATTTTAATTTCATTTAAAATCTATTAATTTTTTTCTGAATAAAGCATAATGTTACATACAGAACACCAAACCTCAAAACAATATGGATTTGGATCGTTTGTTATTGGGTTTTTATTGCAGTTAATACACATTTTTTGATTTACATCTTGATTACCTTTTTGCTGTTCTTGTTTTTCGTCTTCTGGTTCATTATCCGGTATATGTGCGTTTGTTAATATTCTTGTTAAAGATTGTGTATGTGGTAATTCATCAAAGCATTCACCATTACAACATAACCAATTACAATTTTGACAAGGTTCTGGAAATACAAAATTATTTGTGTCATAATGAGTTACATGCTGATCATAAAGATCTTCACATTCATGAGTTACAATCTGATCATAAAGGTCTTCGACTTGAGCTGCGTCATTAATTATTATTGAATGTCCTTCTATAATTAATGGTATTTCTTGATAAATATTTTGTAATTGTGAATTATCCTCAGATGTATTATTAATAATTTCTTCAATTATATAATTATTTGTAATTTCATCTCGCGGCATTATGTAAAACTGATTATTATTTTGTTGAGACATGTTTGTTAATATAAATATATATCTTTATAATTATTTTTAAAAAGCATTTCAATTTTTTATTTAAATATTTATAAATATAATTGTCTTTCTCGTATAAGGTCTTCTCCTTCAGAACTACATGTTGAATCTGAACAACCACAAAATACAAATTTTTTCCACATTATATAACGTACTTTTCTATTATTTTCAATAATATCATCACAAAACCAGCACGTATATTCTTTTTCTATTAGTTCTTGTAAAACATAACCCATTTGTTCTCTATGATCTACATTAAATTCACCAATTAAGATTTTAATGGATTGAGGTAACATATTTAGCCTGTTATTCATTTTGTTTGATTTGTTGATTTATTCTATAAATAATAATTGTAGTTTTATAATTATTATTTTATTTTTAAAGTATTTCATTTTTATTTTAATATAAAAAATATTTTGTTACTATTTATTATTAGAATGTTATCAAGTCAATTTTTTATTTGTAATTATACTAAAACAAATATAAATAGTAAATCTAATTGTCCATTAATAAAATTTTTAGATGAAAATGAAGTACATAATTTTTACAAGTCATTAGTTTCTGTTCATCGTAATGTTGCATTTAATTCAAAAAAATTATTTTTGGTTTTTAGCAATCCACAACTATTACCTAATGATGTTAGAGATGTTCATAAACAACATGATGGAAGTGATGGATATTTTTTATTAAAAAATAATATACATCAATTTAAAAGTGTTGTTGAAAATATTGATAATAATACTCATGAGGTAACTGGGTTTAATGAGTTTATTAAAACGTATAAAATAAAAAAAGGATAACTATTTCACTTATGAAATCATTCAATTCTATATTCTAATCATTTTTTAAAAATCATGTATTATTTTTATTAAATATAATAGATATTTTTCCAAATGATATATTGGTCTATAATTATTATTGTAATATTGAAAAAAACAATACGTTTTTATTAACAAATTTGATAAATGTTCCTTTTTAATTTTTTTTTGTTCAACAAGTGAAGAGAGAATATACCAAATACAATCCGTAATATCTAAATTATAAA